GAGCTGTAGTAAACGTAAGTGTTGTTCCAGCACCATCTAAAGTATATGCTGTTACAACTACACCGTTAACTGTAGCTGACAAATCGTCAACACTACGGTAACTAAAAGGAATAGCGTATGCTGTAGTTGAACCGTTTCCAGTATATCTTACAAATGAATTAGCCATTATGTCCTATTTTGTGTTTATCTCTTCTAAAAGGGGTACTTTATTGATATTAGTAATTAATTAGATTTTGAAGCGTTTTTTCTTGTTGTATATAAACATTTCTATTTTGTTTAGCTTGTTTATAAGCTTCTCTTTCAGTTATATTTAATTTTTTAACTTCATCCATAATTTGAGGAAATTCATCACTCATTTTCCAGTAAGCTACATTTTCTACAGCATGTACTGTTTTTAATATAAATTGCTGTTGTTTATCTTTTGTATTTAAAATACCAGTAGGCTCTAACCATAAAGAACTCTTTTTATCTGATATTATTTTTTCTATATATTGTTGTAATGTGTGTTTACCATTTTTACTTACAAGACCTTGGTCATTTAATTTGAGTTCTGATTTAATTTCAAGCCATCTATCATAAGCTGTTTGTCCATTAGGATTTTTAATTGCTCTTAAATCTAATTCAGGAACATATTTATCCATGGAAGAAGGTTGTCTATAATCAATAGTTCTTTCTTCAAAGAATTTAGAAGTTGCACTATTTTTCCATTCTGTCATAGCAAACGGTGAAGACCATAAACCAGTCTCACCACCTAATCCAAATAACCATCCATTTTTTCTTTTTATTTTTTCACCAAACATATTTCTTTTTGGCATTGGTTTTTCCATTGGATTATCAGGAAAATAAGTTGACATTCTATCTGCTAATGACCACAAATCTTTTTCCCACTCATCTGTAACTCTGTCAACATATCTGACACCACCAGATAAAGGAAGAAATTTCATAGCTCCTCTTGATATTGTTGCTTCTATTTTTTGTTCTGGTTTTCTTGCTAATAAATCACCACCATTCTGAAATGATGCAATGGTATCAATAATATTTTTTGTATAAAATTTAGAAGTTAAATTTCTTGTTAAAGACAATGTTAAACCAACAGATAATTCAAGTGCCATTGATTCTAATTTAGGTGGCAAATCTTCATTAGTATTTAATACTTTATCTAACGTTTCTTTTATATCTGCAATAATAAAAAATGGAGTAAACACAGGGTCAAGTCTATTTAAAGAAATATACCTACCATCATCAGTAACATAAGAATATGGCTGCCAACCTGTTAATTGTTCTCTTTGTTGATTTTCTTTCCAATCTTTAGAGCCACCACCTGTAAATTTACCTGCCATCACAGCACCAACAGCTGTTGACATTAAAAGATAGCCAGCTTGTATTCTTGCATTTGCTTCAGCAGCTGCTTCAGGATTTAAATAATTTTTTCTTTTAAAAACTGGAAGTGAAGTAATTCCTGCACCAGCTTTTCTAACAAAACCTTTAAATGAACCTTGTTCAGCCATATCTTCAGCTTCTGCTAACATATGCCTCATTTGAAATTGATATCTACCAAATATTGGTAAATGTTGAAAATCCCATCTTAATAAATTTGATGGTGTATTAATAAAATGTAATCCAAAAACTCTTAACCATTTCCAATTAGGTTGTTGTGTGGCTTTTAAAACATCACCTGTAATTCCACCTTCTTCTAATCCTGTTACTGGATTTGTAGAATAAGCTGATTGTGTGTATGTTACTTCCCTAGCATATTGTAAAGGAGAATTAATTTGTTCTCCTACAGTTGTTCCAATAGCATTAGCAACACCTTTTTCATTTACATACTGACTTTCAATAGCTTTAAATTTTTGTTTATAATCTTGTGAAAATAATTTTCCTTTTAAAAATATACCATAGTCAGGATTTTGACGCATAATTTCAGTATTGATAATAGAAGCTAATCTAGCTTTAAATGTCATTGTTTTAAGAAATTCATCACCAGCTGCAAGAATACGCATAGGAATTGTTGTAGCAAATCCAGCAACTTCAAATGGAGTTTGTGCAACTTTACCTACAGCACTTCCAATAGCATCATTTGAAATTCTTGAAGATATATCTGCAAGTGGTTCTGTAAATAATTTAGCAGTCTCACTAATCCATCTTTGTAGTTGCCCTTGTCTTATATTACTATCAAACTTCATTTGCCCGCTATCTAAAGTGGCTCTTCCTTTTATTAAAGTTTTTCCAGCGGCTTTTAATGCATGTCCCATATAAACATATTGATAAACATATGTTTGAAAAGCTTCTCTAGCAATCTCAATTGCTCTTTGTTTATCAGCTCTAGCCATATTAGCTGCTCTTAATAACATAACAAAAGGTTTCCACTGAGTTTGTACTAATCCTGAAATCATGTTTATTATATGTGTGTCAGGAGAAGAAAGTAAATTATTATTAACATATTCAGCTGCTAAATCCCATTTATTTACTTTTCTAGCATTTTGCAAAGCTAATATAACTTGTTCATTATCATCAAGTTTACCAATAGCTTCAATGAATTTTTGTTTATCACCCTTTTTTAATTCAATCATTTTAGGTTCTTCAGGGCTTGCAATTAACTCAGCTGCTCTAACTTTATCTTTTATAATTCTTCCAGCTGTTGTACTTCTAGCTGCTGCTGTACCTAAATCAGAATTAATTTTAACTAATTCATCAAGACCAGAACTAATATCATCCCATTGTTTTTCAAGTTTAATTCTTTCTTTAGAAGACAAATCTGTTCTGGATAATTTATTAGCAATTTGAACTAATTCATCTGCATCTTTAGCTAACAAATCACCAGCAATAACTCTATAAGCAAATGCTTCTTTTGTTTTAGGGTCATCAGCCATTTTTTTAAGATTGTTTTTAATAACGGTAGGATTACCACCCATTTCTATTTCACGCCTAGCAGCAATTTCAACCATTTCATCTAAACTAATTGGGTCAGCACTATCAACTTTATCTATTAATTCTTGTGCTCTTTGTTTAATAACATATTGATAAACACCTTTTTTATAGCGTGTTATATTAATTGGGATTGTTGGCGGTTTATCCGCACTTGTTATAGGAGAGATTTTAATATTAAATCTGTTTTCAAACGTATCAGTAGAAATAGTTAAATCAGTTTCATCTGCTGCTTTTTGTGGTACGTTTTTGTATAGTTGAGATTCTTTCTTTGGAATTGCTAATGCTTCATATAATTGACGACCAGTAATTGTACTTTTTCCATATTCTTGTACATCAAGCAACTGTTTGACAGTTTGATTTTTTAAATTTTTAGTTGTCAAAGAAAAAGAACCAGCAGAAAACACACCACCAAATACAGTTCCAAAACCAAATCCAGCTGCTGTACTAAGAGCAGTTTGTTTTAAATCAAATTCATTTTGTATTCCTGATTGAATTGCAGTATTTTGCAATATAGAATCTTGAACACCATTAGTAATTGCACCAAAATAACCTTCATATAAAGCACCTTTAGTAACAGCCTGTCCAAGAGATGCTTTAGTAGATTGTCTTGCCAATTCTTCAATAGCCGCTTTATTTATTTCATTGGCCATTTTACCTTTTAATAATTCTTTAAGACCAATTTTAAAACTTTGTTTAGCCGCCTGTCCGCCAACGCCAACACCAATTAAATTAGCTGGGTCAGAAAGCATGGCACCACCATTATCAATTAACCAGCCACCAAAACTTCTATTAGGGTCATTCCAAAAAGATGGTAATGCTTCATAAGTTTGTTGTATGTATGCAAATTCTTTTAAACGTTTTTCATCTGTTTCCCCATATACATTTGCTAAATCCATTCCCATGGAAACAGTGTTGTTATTTCTCCATGACCTATCTTCATAGAAATATTCCAATAAGTCAGCTGCTGACATAGATTGAAATTTATCAGTGCCTTCTCTATATGAATAATAACTTTTTAAAGTATTATAGAAATTTTCAGTTTGAATTTCATTTAATGCTGCTTTTGCAGATTCTGCTTTTTTTAAATCATCTGTATTAACCGAAGAATAAATTGCTGGATTATCGGATAAAAATTCAGCCATTATTTATTACCTGTAGTTATCAATGCTTTAACAGCTTTATCAACATCTTCAACTTTCATGCCAAATGTAGTTGATACATTTTTTAATAGTTGGTTATAATCTATTTGTTCCATCACTTTAATCATGTCAGGAGTTAATTGAATATCTTTTAATGCTGTTTTTAAATAATTAGTGATATAAGGAATTTGTTTTTCATTTATAAAACGTTTTTTATCTGTTTCATTTAGGCTAAACCAAGAAGCATCTTTTCCAAAAAATGATAAATCTGGTTGAGGCATTTTAGCAACACCTTTATCTATTTCTAATTGTTTATTGATTGTTTGTAAAACTTTAGAAACACCTGTTTCTGCATATCTTTTTTGTTTTTGTTGTTCTTTTTCTGTTTTAGCTTTAAGCTCTTCTTCATAATCTGTAACAGATTTCATAGTAGGATTTAAGCTGTCAGGATTAAATCTGTCTCTAACAACATCTCCTAATTTTCTTATAAATTCATTTTTATCAATTGTTGTAGGAGATTTACCACCATGTTCAGTTTTATATGTTGTTTCATAATCAATAATTTCTTTATTCATATAAAAGATTGCATTACGAATTGCTTCTCCTGAATTAGGTTTTTCTTGACCAATAACACCTACATTAAAATTACCTTTAATAACTCCTATAATATTTTTTATTCCAGAAGTATAATTATAATCAGTTGCATAAACTGGTTTAGTTCCATTATTTTTATCTGTATTATATGTGCTGTAATATGTTAGAGCTTTGCTCCATTCTGATTTTGCTACATTATTATCTAATAAAACTTTGAAAACATCTGACTGACTTTCATATCTTCCTGAGAAAATATCACTAACTATTTTAGTAAATATTTGAGGGTCTGTATTTACATATCTATTAGTGTCCATCATTTTATCAAAAGAATCTAAAACATATGGATTTATTTTTGCTAATTTATTTCTTAATTCTAAATTTTCAGTGTGTGTTCTATCTCTCTCAGCTCCATTTTCATCTTTTACTTTACCTGTTACAGCATCAATAAATATGTTTTTAGTGTCTTCTTTTGTTTTGTAATCTTTAGAAACTCTTTCTTGATTCTCTAAAGTAACTCTTTTTGTGTTTAATTTTTGAACTAAATCATAAACATCTTTTCTTTTTGTATCAGTAAGAGAACCTCTCTGTGTACCATCTGTTCCAATTCCTCTATTATAAGTTAAGAAACTTAAAGCTTTATCAATTTCTTGTGTAGAAGTTGCTGAACTATAAATATTTTCAACTTGTCTTAACATGCCTTTAATACCTTCTTCATTAGAAGCATAAGTGCCATTTGGCAATTTAGTTTTAGTATATGAATCAACAACTCCCCAAGCTTCTTCCGCATTTTCAGCAACTGAAATTGTTTTTGCAATTCCTAATACTTTTTGTTCTCCAGCCCATTTGTTTCTTATTTCAGCATCTTGAATAGCATCTTTTGCTTTATATTGATTAAATACAGCAGCAAAACCAGCTGTATAAGATTTATCTTTAGTTGCAAAATCAGGATAAAATTGTTTATAGAATGCTGGTAAATTAGTTTTTTGAAAATCATAATCACTTTTATTTTTTTCAATTTCTGCAATTGTCTCGGCAGCTGCCTGTCTTCCTGTGTGATATGCAACTGTTTTTTCAACAAATACACCTTCTAATTCAGGATGTTGACCAGCTAAAATTTCTTCTTGTACTGTTTTAGAATCTTTAGTAGTTAATAATGAATTTACTTTATTTTTAGCTTCTTCTTTCTGCATGTCAATTTCTTGACCTAAAACTTTACTTAAAGCAGGATTAACTTCTCGTTGTAAAATATTTATTAAATCTGTTACATCACTTTTGCTAGATGAAGCTACTTGTCCAGCAAAAGCTGCACCCATATATTTATTACTAATTTTTGATTGATAAGCCATAATTTATTTTATTTTGTTGGAGATTGTGCTTTTTTATAATCAGAATAACCAGTAGCAGCTTGTGTTCCTATTTGGAATAATAATCCTGTTCTACTAGGCATCACAACTGGAGCTATACTGTTATATCTTCTTAATTGTGCTGCGTATGCTTCTTTTTCTTGTCCAGAAGCTTTTGAAATATCTGCTTCATAATCTCTTGTTATATCTAAAAATTGCATATCTGCTGTTCCAGCAATATCTTGTATAATTTTATCTGGATTACCAGCATTTAAATTTAAATTTTGTGCAGCTTTTTTGTTTGCCTCTTGTTGTAATTTAAATTCTTCAGCTTTTTTTTCTCTACTTGCAGATACAACTTCTGCATCTATTTTTGATAAATCATATAAATATGCTTGGTCGGAATTTTTTCTTGTCTGTTCATTTGCAGCCTCTTGATTTCTTGCAATAGCTTGTTTACTTTGAAAATCTTGAATCGTTGTACCTACTTTAAATATTGCCATTGCAATCTGAGCACTTGCTAAATCACACATTATTTGTTTCCTTTATCATTAATAAAAATGGCATTTTGCCAAAACCATATTCTCCTATTTCTGTTTTAGGTTCAAACCCTAAATATTGAAGCCATTTAAGTGACTTCCAATTTCTTTTATCTACAAAATTATATAAATATTTATAATCTTTTCCCATTTCTTTTATCCAATAAGGACATTCTTTCATAAATTGTTTAGTGTGTCTAAATAACTTTTCACTAGACAATAACCAAGCAACACCATAATCAGGTTCTGCACAAGCAGCTACACCAAACATTCCAATTACACCTTCTGATTCAGTGCCAACAATACTAAATATTTTATTTTTAGGCTGTGTAAATGGAAATACTAAAGCTTCTAACGGTGTTAAATTATTAGATGCTTTTATTTCAAGTCTATCATCTTTTCTTATTTTGGGTGCTAATTCCAAACAATCTTTTAATATAGCTGGTCTTACATAGTTTTCTTTAATCATTTAAATCCTTCTTGAACGATTGTGGTAATATCCTTCTACTTCTGCACTAGCAATGTACATTGGTAAATGAGAATTACTTTTAATATCTAATGTAAAATCAGTATTTTTAGCAGATACAGGAACTCTTAATGTGCCTGAGTTAATTGCTGGAACTCCAACTTTACTTGTTGCAGTACCAATGATATAACCATTCATAATTGAATTACTAACAGTTCTTCCTGTTGGTGTAACTTGAATTTCAAAATATCCAGAATTTTCATAATTAAAAGATATATTTCTAATTTGATATCTTCCAGAAGTTATTGCAACTAATCCTCTACCAGAAGTTTCCCTTATATATTGAGGTGACAATCTATATTGAGAATAAAATGGAATACCAATATAAACACTTGTGTGATTTCCTTCTAATGTGTAATTAGAACCTGTTGTATTTGTTAAAGAATAATTATTTCCATTAACTGCATCAACAGCTATTAAACCTGTTTTAACACCATAAGGTGAAGTAATTGTTGTTAAATTAGTTCCTGAATCATATGTTCCTGTAACTAATTTTTTTAAATCTAAATAAACATTAAAACCTATTGTAGTATCTTTTAAATTTCTTAAATCTAATCTTAATAATTTTGTAGTAGTTCCTTCCACAACCATTAAATAAATAAAACTTTCAAGAGATACACCACCTAATATTTTAGCATTAGGAAAATTCCATTTAGACCATGCTGTCTGCACTTTTTCACCTTTATCAAAAAAGTATTTATAAATATAAACATCAGCAGCATTAGTAGAAGTTATGTTTGAGCCAGCAACATAAGGTGCTGTTTGTGCATCATCAGCATCAGCTGCTAAAACAATTAAAGTGTCTTCTGTAGTATTACTTATTAATTGATAAGTATTAGTAGGTATTAAATCTTGTACTGAAACTGTAATGTCTAATCCATCATTTGTTAATGTATTATCATCAGCAAAATATTCTCTTAAAGCAGTGTTATTGTTTCTTGCTTGTGAAAAATATGCAAATTTACCAGCAGATACAGGTCTAACATTCGGGTCATGCCCAAAACTAGAAACTTCATTTAACACAGCTGTTGTAGGAGTAATGGAAGTTTCGCCTGAACTTCCTAATCTATATTGTGCTGTTTCTGAAAATAATAATAAAGATTCATTAAATGAAACTGAGTTCCATAAAGTATTAATTTGTATTCCTGAAGCAGCAATATCAATAGGGTCAGTATCTAATGATTGAGTTACAGTAATTGAATATAAATTAAAAAAACTTGCATTTTCTGTTAATATTAAATTTTGACCAGCTAAAAATCCAAGTCTATTTTTATGAAATGTTAAATTGTTAATTTTTCTACCAACAAAAGATGGGTCTGGATTTGAATCTGCGTCACCAACTTTTCTATCATCCCAATCTAATTCTTTAAATGTAAATGTACCATCATTATTATTTATTAATGCATGTGGCATAGTGGAATTATCTAAACCAAGACTTGTATCAGGTGCAATGCACTCTGACCAAGTACCATCAACTACAAACTCAACCCAATAATCAGTTAAAGCATCTCCTTCTGCACCAATGATTTTAATTTTACTCCCAGTTAATGCATGATAAGGTAATTTTGTAAAATCATTTATTTCATCTCTAATAGCATAAAATGAATTATTGCCTTCACCATCTCCAGATTCAATGGTATAATTAGAATCATTATCTTTAGGTTCACCATAGATAACAGAGTTCATTAATTGAAAATCAAAATAAGTTGTAAAACCTGAATAATTATTTAAACCTTGTGTTGTAGATAAAGTAGCATTTGTATCAGTTCTAACTATTTTAACAGAAGCTGAAGATGAACCATTCCAGTATTGACTAGAAGTACCATACATAACAATATCGGCAATATGTTTAGTATCTCTATAAATTGTATCACTATTTGCACTTGAGCCATTAGGCATTTGTAAACGAAATTCCAAACCATATCCAAGTGCTGCTTGCATATCTGGATGTGTTAATTTAACTGTGTATTCTGAGCCCCAATTAGTAGTAACACAATTAATATAAAATTCTTCATTTTTAACTGGACTTTTATTTGTATCAGCAGCAACTGTTACAGATTTATTTGTTATGAAAGTATAATCAGCTATATTAACTAATTTAAAATCTTTTCTAGGATGTGTAGAACTTAAATAACCAGAACCACTAGCTATTGTAACTGTTTTTTCGTTGCCATTTAAATCCCAAACTCTAACACCACCGTTGTAAAAAGCAACAATATATTGATTGTTTTGGTCTCTTTGTATTTGCCAAAATTTAGTGGTATTTGGAAATACATTGGTAGCATCTAAAGTAGCGATATATTCAAATGAAGGTCTTTTAGATAATCCATCTACAATATTGTTTTGCAGATTAATTTGTATTTCACCTTGATTGATACCTCTTTGTGTTGGTGTTTGTTGTGAGATACCATTCAGAAAATTTGGAATACTCTGAGATACTACTCCACCCATTAGTAAGTCCTTCTAGTTGGTCTGTTTATAATTGAATATGTATTGTAATCACCTTCTAAAATATTAACATCTGCTTCTTGACTGTCAGCTTGATGAAATGCCATTAATGCTTCTTGTTCATCATTTGCTATCAATTCAACAATTCCTTTGTCTCCTAAAAATCTTGAAGCAAATCTTCTTGATGCTTTTGCTGTAATATATTGTCTAGCATATTCTGGAAGCTGTTCAAATTGTTGAACCAATACTAAATCAACAGAAGCAGGAGCACTTGTAAAAATATCAGTGTGCCTGTCTAAATCATATAAATAACCATTTCTCATGGTATAATTTAAATGTCTATAATCATTACTTGCGTCAGCTTTAACACAGTTAGATGGTAAAGGTATTCTATTATCTTGGTCAAGAGCTAATGAAGTCCATTTGTAATGTGTGTTAAAATGCCATCCAAGACTTTGAATAGACATTGAAGTTTCATCTAAAATATTTTTTGCTGTAGATACATCAACAGTTGTTGTCCCTGTAATAGAGTTAACTGGTGCTTCACCAATAACAGACAACATAATGTTTATCGCTTGTAGCTCAGTTGTGGGTGTAATTTGTGTACTCATAATCTCCTATAAATATATTTTAGATAAAACTAGGGGACAGTTTCCCATCCCCTAGACTTGTTAATTAAGATATTTTAACTTTCTTTTCTTGTTTTTCTTCTGGAAGTTTTTGTTCCACAGATACTTCAAGAATACCATCTTTGTAATCTGCTTTTACAACGTTTGTGTATTCAGCCAATTTGAAAGCTTGTTCAAATGACCTTTCCCCAATACCTTTGTATAAGAAATCACCTGTAGATGATTTATCTTTTTTACCTTTAATTTTTAAAACATTTTCTTTAACAGTAACATCAATTTCAGATTTTCCGAAACCAGCTAATGCCATAGAAATTTTGTACTCACCATCTTTTACTTTTTCAATATTGTATGGTGGGTAACCAATTGTTTTAACTTTAGACAATTCATTAAATAGGTCATCAAAACCTATTGAGAATGCCTTAAACGGTGTAAAGTCTAGTGTCATATTTTCTCCTTTGTTAAGCGAGTTGATTTAAAGCACCCACTAGAGGCGTACTTTAAATGTTTATTATTAGTAGAAAAGGGGAACCTAAGTCCCCCTAATCTATTGAGTGGTTATTAAAGATTAAACTTCTTTAATACCAACTGCTGCTTCAGGTCTCAGAACTCCGTGACCCATAGCGTATTTAGCAACCATTAATGTTCCTTGTCTTCTGATATCGTATTCAGATTCAACAGCCAAGTCCATTAATTTTACAGTTCCAACCGCAGAAGGATGTGATACTAAACAAACATAGTTTGTTAAAGTCACAGCTTGTGGGTTTGAACCACCAGCAGTTGCAGAACCAGCCGCAGGGGCAGTAGAAATGGCAGCTGCAATCTCACTGAAGTGAGCAGTAGGAATTAGTTCAATTCCTGCAACTTTCATAACTTTACCATCTGCAATTGAACCTTGACCACTAAAGTCAACATTCACTACATTAGTTCCGTTTGCTAGTTTGTAGTATTCTTCCAATTTAATGAAAGCTTTTCTACCTTCTTTTGGTACATAGTTAGCATCTAAAGCTTTAGCTGCATCAAACAATGAATCAATCATTGCATTTGCTGCTGTAGAAGCTGTAGCACTAGCGATACCAGTGTTAGTTATTACAGTTCCTGCTCCATAGCCTGAATCAGCTACGTTTGCAGAAGCTTGTGCTGCTTGACCAATAGTTTGTAAGATATGCTTATCTTTTTGGAAAGCAAGTGCTCTACCGATTTCAGTAGAATATGCACTTCTTACATCCCAGTGGTTTTTAGCTTCTTCAATATTTGATAAAAATACCGAAGATAAAAGTAGGTCATTAATAGTAATAACCTTTTCGTTGTGGTTTACATCAGAACCGAGTATTTCGGCACCAGCAGTGTGGTATGCAGCTGCTACTCTACCCATTACTGGGAAAGTTGCAGATTTGCCAGAAGAGATACTTCTAACCATTTCTGCACCAGCTGTTACTGAAGCTCTATCAAATGAAGTAAGTACCTCACCTGCAAAAACTTTCAGAAACAATGCATCTTCACTACCAGAAGCGTTAACTCGACCTAATGATACAGGCGTTGCTGCTGTCATGTTTTTTCTCCTTGTTGTGTTGTTATTGTTAAATAAAAGTCTCTACATTATTCTCAGCTTTTACCCAGATTGTCGCCCTCAAGCGGTCAAGTTATTACACTTACTTTTATGTATTGACAGTTGCCTTCTAATAAGAAAGCACAACTATAATGCCTTGTGGGTTTTATCCCACAAGACAAATTCTTTATTTTTTCTTAGCTGTCTTAGCAGCTCTTTTAAATTGCTTAGCAGTCGGTGCACCTTTGCTTCCAACTTTACGCATTTTCTCACCACTGCCAGCCGCTATTCTTTTACGTTTAGCATGTATATTAGCGTATAAACCTTTTTTCATTATGCTTTCATTCCTCTTTTTTTAGCAGTTGCATAAAATACTTTAGTACCTTTTTTCTTACCATAACTTTTAGTCATAGCTTTTTTCATCTTACTTGCTTTTTTAGTTAGTGGCATAATTATAAATTACTGTTTTGAAGTTTTTGTTTAACTTCATTTTGATATGCAATATCTTTAGCATATTTAGGGTTAGACATAGCTTCTGTTACTTGAGCCCAAGATTTAAAACCTTGTTCAACAGTAGGCGTAGCTTTTCCTGACATAAGTTTAGGCTCAACACCGTTTGCTCTTTCAAATTGTCCTTTAAGAGCATTGACAGCAAGCTTAACAGTTTCCATATCTCTACTATTGACTGCTTTATTATAAGCTACTTTCTCATTTTCTGTCATATTTTGAGAAGCCCAATCAACCATTTCTTTATAAACTTCATCACCACCAACAGTTGCTTTGATTTGATTTGCATGTTGTGTTGCCAATGCTTCTTGACCAGCAATATAATTATCAACATAAGTTTTTGTTATACCTACTTTTTCAAGTGCTTCATATGATTTAGCATCTAGCTCACCTTTTTCTGAATATTCATTTTGCAATGCTTCCATATTAAGGCCAGCAGCTTCAACTGCTTTTTCAGCAACTTCTAAAGTATTTTTATCATTTGACTTTTCTTTTAGAGAAGTTTTATTAATTGGGTCAACTTCTTCTTTTTGAGATTGTCCACCAAGTTTCTTTTCTAACTCAGCATATGATTTAGCCAGTTCTTCTACAGAATTAAATTTTTCTGGTAATCCTTCTGGTTTACTTTGTGTTGACTGTGTCTCGTTTGTTTGTGATTGTTCTTCTACAGGTGCTTCAGCCGTAGTTTCAGCTGCCTGTATTTCTATTTTTTCTACCATGTGTTATTGTCCTTATCGTTGTTTCATAGCACCACTAATAGCTGGAGCAACTGCTTTTTCAGCCATCTGCATTATCTGTTGATTTTGCATTTGTTGTTCCATAGCTGATTGTTCTTGTTGTAATTGTTCTGGAGACTTCATTAAGCCTTCAGTATCAATACCAAGACCAGTAGCGATACGTTTAACTAAATCATCAGTGTTCAAAGATTGAGCAATCTGAGGATTTACTTGTGCTAAGTTTCCTATCTCAGCTACAAATTCTCTTAATTTTTGTAAATCATTTCCTCTGCCTAAAGCTTCAATACCAGTAATAATAGTAGGCCTTACAGATTCTTTTGGTAAAGCTGGTATTTCTTTTGCTTGAGACATACGTTTCATTAATATAGTAACTAAAGGTAATTGAAATTCTTGAGACAATAAAGAATAAATACCACCCATAGCAGTTTCTAATTGTTCTGCCATATATCTAATTTCTTGTGCTGTAACTCTTTCAGCATCTCTTTGTATTGCTGTGTGTAATAAGAAAGCATAAGACATACGTTCTTCTAACTTAGCAATACTTCTTTCAACTACTTGTAAATCATATTGTTTTTGTGCTTGTAATACAGAAACATCATCTTGTGTTCCTGTTATAATATCACCATTTCTAGTGTTAGCTAAATCTTTTTTTCTAGTAACAGAATTAGGTCTAACCATAAATACAACTTTAGAAGATGCTGCCGCACTTTCCACAAGTGATTGAGACAATCCTTCTAATGATTTTAAATCACCAATAAATTCTTCTACATAACTTCTTCCATAATCTTCATTATCAACTCTAACCATTCTTAATGCTTGATATGGAAAATTATCAGTTGTATAGGTACCAATTGAAGAAGGTATTTTAATTCCTTTAACTTCTTGACACACATAAAATTTGTCTTTGTTTATTTTATATATGTGAGTAAATAAATCTATATCTTCATCATCTTTATAATCAGAATCTTTTGCAACCATCATCTTAACATCTTCATCTAAAGATAAAGGACTGATACATTCTTTAATAATAATTTCTAATATATTACCAGATTCATCTCTTCTGCAAACATAATTAGTAATTGGATAAACTCTCATGTTACCTTTTTTAGGTAAATAAGTTAAAACGTTTCCAGCTACAATTAAATGTTTAAGTGCTTCAAATACAGAAACCCTTAAAGCAAGTTGTTCAATTTTATTTGAAACTTCTCTTTCAATAGTTGCCAATGATTTTTCAATTTCTGATTTTAATTCTTTTTGTTGTTCTAAATCTTTTTTTGCATTGCCTGCTATTGATAATCTAAAAAATGGGGAATTGGGTGGTAATAATAATAGTAACAATTTAGACGCTAAGTTATTAACGCCTCTTGCTCCTACTGATTGAAAGGGATTATATAAGTCTGTTGAGACATGAAAGCCATCTGGTGGCAATAAGGAAGGAATAGTTAACTCACTGCATTCTTGAGCTCTATCTAAAAAGTGTTCTCTTTTTTCTTTTAATTTTTCGTATCGTTGTTTAGCTGTTTCTCTTGTTAATTTGTTGTTGTCGCTGTCCATGTATTACTGTATATTCAAACCTGAACCAGTAGGTATATTTAAACCAGATGAAGTTTGTAAAGACGAAGTGCCAGCTCTTCTTGTTTTTTTAGCTCTTGTTTCTGCTTTTTCAAGCGTTGCACCTGTTTGAACTGTAGGTGATATTTTTTCTCCCATAGGAGAAGGTGGAGCTGCTGGGGGTGCTTCCTGAACTTGCGGTGTTTTTGGTGCTGATAAACACATATTATTTAGTTTCTGCCCTTTCTTTTAGTGTGTTGACAAATCTTACGACATCCCTTTGACCTGCTTTAAAGTATATTGTCTTAGTATCATCAGATAAATTAGGTGATTTCTCAGGAAACACTTCATTTAATATCTTAACTAAATCAATCGCCAATACAGGCATTGTTAAATCTTCAGATTCATTCATATTTTATTCTTCTAAAAAGGGCACTTTAGTCAAACAGTGAACCAGTTATAGTACCTTTATTATATTCTGTAGCTCTATTTTCAAAGAAATTAGCGTGTTCTACACCATTTAAAACCCAGTCTAACCAAGGCAATGGATTGTTTTTTACATTGTAATTAGGCTTCAAAGCTAACTGTAATAGTCTTCTGTCAGCTATATATCTAATATATTGTTTAACTTCTTCTGGTTTTAATCCTCTGATGCCACCAAGTTCAAAAGCTAAATCAATAAACTTATCTTCAAGGTCAACCATATCACGACATGTTTGATAGATACTGGCCTTAAATTTTTCTGTCCAAATATTTGGGTTTTCTTTCACTAAAGCATGAAACAATTTAATCATGTTTTCTACATGGTGCGTTTCATCTCTAATAGACCAAGTAACAATTTGGCACATACCCTTCATTCTTCCATATCTTTGAAAGTTAAGTAACATGACAAAAGATGCAAACAATTGTAAACCTTCACCAAAAGCAGAAAAACAAGCCATATCTAAAGCTAATCCTTCTATTCCTTTACCTTTTGATTTAAATAAATAAGAATGTTTATCAGACATTTCTTTGTATTGTTGAAATGCTTTGTATTCGCTATCAGGCAATCCAATAGTATCGTTAAGTAATGAATAAGAATGTGCATGATTTGCTTCTGATGTAGCAATAGCAGACAACATCATCCTTATTTCAGGTGGTTTAAATTTAGGTATATATTTATCAAGATATGCTTGAGCTATATCCACATCACCTTGCGTAAAAAATTTCAAAATTTGATTGATTAAATTCTTTTCTTCTACTGTTAATCTTTCATTCCAATCTCTTACATCTTCATGCAGCGGTACTTCACTTGGAAGCCAATGCATTTTTTGTTGCATGTCGTAAGCTTCAAAAGCCCAGTCATATTCAAATGGTTTATAGTGTACTCTTTCTTCAAACAACGGCATTATATTCCTTTCATTAAAGCTGTGTATTGTATTATAATTATAATTGCTAACTCAATAACGAGTATAGAATGATATACTGTCCATAGAACTGTTTGTTTTTCTTTTTTCTTTTTCATTATCCTTCACATGCCAGACAACTATCAGCACTGGCTTCTGGTATTATAGTTCTTTTAATTTTACTAGACACTAATTCAGCTCTTTTAATAGCTTCTGAACGAGTGTAGTATAACGTTTTTAATTTTTTCTTCCAAGCTAACATATGTAAATTATGTAAATCTTTTATATGTACATCAGCAGGAATAAAAATATTTAAACTTTGACTTTGACAAATGTATTGTTGTCTATCAGCGGCATGCTCAATAATCCATTGCTGATTAATTTCAATTGCAGTTTTAAATATATCTTTTTCATAATCAGATAACTGTTTAATGTGTGCAACTGAACCTCTTTGTGAAACAATAGATGTCCAAATATCGTCATTGTTCAATCCTTTTTTCTCTAATAATTTTTCTAAATATTTATTCTTGACTAAGAATGAACCAGACATAGTTTTTTGAACATAAGCATTTGCTCTGTATGGTTCTATAGATGGAGATGTTGTACCACAAATAATAGAACTAGAAGCATTAGGTGCAATAGCAAGTAAGTGTGCATTGCGTAATCCAGTACCTTCCATATCAGGTGCTTCACCTCTTTTAACAGCAAGTCTTCTAGATTCAGCAACAGCTTGTTCTTTAATACTTTTAAATATTTTCATATTAATAGATTTAGCTAATGCAGATTCAAAAGGAATATCTTTGGATTGTAAATAAGCATGAAAACCCATAGCACCTAATCCAAGACTTCTTTCAGCAGCAGCACTAAACCTAGCTCTAAACAATTGTTCTGGAGCATAATCAATAAAATGTTGTAATACATTATCTAAGAATCTAATTAAATCAGGAATAAATAATGTATCGTTTTTCCATTCATCATATTTTTCTAAATTAACACTAGACAAACAACAAACTGCTGTCCTGTTTTCATCAGTAGGTAATGTAATTTCAGAACATAAATTAGAATGATGTACTTTTAATCCTAAATTTTTTTGTGTTTGGGGTAATCCTTCATTGATAGTGTCAATAAAAGATATATAAGGCTCACCAGTATTAACTCTAACCTCTAATATTTTTAACCATAAATCTCTAGCTGAAACTGTGCGTATTACTTTTTTAGTATGCGGGTCAACAAGATTCCAAGTATCATCATAAGTAGGTTCTTTAATACATTTATCTATTAACTCCATAAAATCATTTGTTATATTAATTCCATGGTGTAAATTTAAATTCTTTCTATGTGCATCACCCCCAGTAGGTTTACGCATTTCAATAAATTCTATAATTTCTGGATGTGATATATCCATGTAAGAAGCATAACTTCCTCTTCTAGTTTTACCTTGAGAAAATGCAAGTATCTCACTATCAACTACATGCATAAAAGGTATTGTACCTGAACTAGCACTACCACCAGAAGTGGCCACGCCATCAGACCTAACGTGTCCCCAGTAACCACCTATTCCACCACCAACAGAAGCAAGCCATGCGTTCTCTGTGTAATGTCCTGTTAATCCTTCTCTACTATCTCCCACATAATTTAAGAAACATGAAATAGGCATTCCCCTTTTAGTACCACCATTAGACAAAATAGGCGTAGAGTACATGAACCAAAGTTTAGAAGAATAATCATATATTCTTTGTGCCATATTATCATTGTCTGAAAAAGCTTTTGCTGCTCTCATAAAAGCTTCTTGTGGTGATTTTTCTTCTGGCAACAAATATCTATCGTGCAATGTTTTCTTGCCAAAATGCGTTAATAAATCGTCTCTATTATACTCCATATAAATCTGCCAATGCTGCTGAAGTTGAATAACCTACTTCTTTAACTGAAGGAACAGTTATTAAACTATTGTTTCTATCTAATAATTTGTATTGAATTTTTTCTGGTTTAAATTGTTCAAGATGTTCAAAGACAACATTTTCATATAATTTAGAACAACTGTAAACATCTAATTGTATTAATGATGGATTGTTTTCATCCCACACATGTAATGCTATATGAGATGTTTCAATCACAGCTACACAAGTAGCTCCTTTGTTTCCTTTTTTGTCACAATAAAAAGCTAAAGGCTCTCCCATCAATCTCATTTTAATTTTTGGCACTAAATCTTTGACCCATGTTTTAACTTCTTTTATGCTTTTAGGTGGCTGTGTTACCATAGCTCGCACAATTAAATGTTCGTGTGTAAGTATCATTATATTTTTGTTCCAAATACAGAGTATTCTTTTTCTGGTTCGTAGTTTAAAGTTACGCCAACTGGTTCAGGAAATTCTTTAGCAATAATCATATCAATATATTGTTTTGCTTTTTTCAAATCTTCTAATTGTTTTTCAGCTGACAAATGTTTTTTATTCCAACGACAAATGTATTTAATTACATTGCCTTCTGCATATGGAATATTATTTTGCATAATAAAAGTAGCAGGTTCAATTGCCATTGCGTAATGCTTTGGTTTTTTTATTGCATCCATAATTTTATCTCACCTGTATTTTTATTGTATTCACCGTGTCTTAATATCCTTGCAACCCTTGCTTGTTGTAAAGCTTCTTTCTCAGTGAATCCTTTGTCTTTATATAAACCTATAACTATTTTCCAGAGGTCTAAGATGGGTACATTAGTATATTTGCTAATAAGTTTTTCAGCAGTTTTAACACCAACAGTTGGAAGTCCAGTGTAACCATCAGTTGCATCACCAGATAATGTTTGTATCATAAACCAATAATCAGCTAATTTTAATGGCGTTTCTTTAATTGTGTAGCCATCAACAGATATTAAAGAAGGTATTTGTTTTAAATCTTTATCAATAGAAACAACAATTCTTTTTTCATCTGTTGGTTCAGTAGCCATTATTCCTAGCACATCATCAGCTTCTAAATTTTTCCAGATAACACCATTATGTTTTTCCATTACATATTGACGTAACGCATTTAACACCATTGGTTTTCTTTTATCTTTTCTATTTGCTTTATAAGTAGGCAACACATCTTTTCTAAAATTATTTGTATCAGTCAATGCTACAACATAATCATCAGCTTCAAGTTGAGAACCTAAGTCTTCTATTTGTGCATCAACGTCTGCTTTACATTCATTCTCATCACAATGTAAAGTCCAAAAACCATTACCCCAATGAGTATCTACTTCATTTTGTGTAGCAATTTTATAAATTAAAATATCGCCATCAATTAGTAATATTCTTTTTTTAGCCATATATTATTTTCCTTTCCTGTAATTTACGTTAAATTTTTTGCCAAAAATATTTCGGATAATGGAATTAAAACAAACTTACTTCGCCATCCATCACCACCATTTTTAAGAGTGCCAATATATTTTTTAGTTAATTTCTTAATTGTTTTGATATCAAAAATTAATCTGCAATAATCTTTATCACCATTGGCAAGTATGTGCACCCAATAATCAGCTTTGGTTGCCATGATGCCAGACGGTTTACCATTACATTCTATTTCAATTGCAATGTTACCAGTTTTAAACCACCAATCACGTTCTGTCTTTACTTCTAACTTTCCTTCTTTTAATATTTTTTCAATACGTTCTTCTCTATCTTGTCCGTATCTTAAATCAATATCAAATTTATTATTTGCTTTAATCATTAATGTGTCTCACTCCAATTGTCTCCTATTTTATATTCACCCGTTAATGGTATGCGTAAGTTAAAATGTTCACCTGTTTTTTTGATAGCTTCAACAGCTAACTTACCAACTATATCTGCCTCTTCTGTAGGGCATTCTATTTGTATTTCATCATGCACCCAAACAACTTGATGTACGTCTGGATAATGTGTTAGTGCTTTATCAAATTCTACTAACCATTGTTTACATATGATAGCACCACCTGATTGTAGCAATGTATTTAAAGCAGCATGTGTTGAACGTACTTTAATTTTTCTTTTATCAAGACCAATTAAATAACCTCTTTCAGCTGCCGACTGTACTTGTAAGATTAATTTATTTAATGCTGGTAAATTATTTAAAAAACGTTTTTTAATCTTAGACGCTTCTGCCATAGTTTTACCAGTAACTAATCCTATTTTTTTAACACCGCCACCATATAGGAAACAGTAATAAAATCTTTTGGCTAAGTCTCGGCTATCTAATCCTGCTAATTTTTGTGTCTCTGAGTGTATATCACCTTCAAGAACAACTTTAGCATAATCGCCATTATCATACTTAGCCATATAGTGAGCCAACATTCTCACCTCTAAACCCGAAACATCAACGCCTACGAGTTTTTTACCTGCTGGAACCGTAAATAACTTTCTACATTCTTTTCCATAAGGAACACCAACACTGGGTATTTGTGCCATGTTTGGATATGAATGAGTTGCCCTAGCTGTGACAGTTGAATTAGTATTGCAAGTGCCGTGTATTTTCCAATTGCGTTCATGTTTTAACCATGCTTGTGCACCTGTTGCTAGTTGGCCAATTCTTTTATCTAATAAAAAATGTTCACACAATATTTTAGCTTCTGGATAAGGTAAAGAAGCCAATACAGTTTCATCTAATTTTGGTTTACCATCCTCAGTAAATTCAGTTGGTTTCCAATTATGAATAGAAATTAATTTATCAGCAATATCTTGTCTGCTAGATGGATTAAAAGTTTTTATTTGTTCTTTATAAAATATTTGTCCTTTAACATATCCTCTTGCTTTGTTATTTACTTTAGGAATAAATGGAATCTTAATTGTTTCAGGTGGAAACATTTTTTGAAACTCATCTTCTAATTCTAATCTTCTAGCATTTAATTTTGAATACAATCTTTGAGCTGAATCAACATCAAATGTAAAACCATATTGTTCTTGTTTAAAAATAAGTTCTGCAACAGCATGTTCTAAAGATAAAGCTTCTTCTGAATAACCAGTTTCAACAATCATCTTATATAAATTATGTGTTACTTCAACATCTTGAATACAATACTCTAACATTTCTGGAGTAAACGTTTGCCAGTCTGTATCAAATGAAGATTTGTAATGTCCTATTCTATTCCCCCATGCTTTTAAACTGTGTCTGCCTATACAATCTTTAGGAAAATCTTTTCTTTGAAAGTCTTTTTCTTTTACGTCTGGATATAACAATCTTGTTGCCACCAAAGTGTCAAAAATTTTTCCCTCAATTTTAAAGTTGAAAAAAAGTTTTTTAAGTACAGGTAAATCATATTTAATAATATTATGACCTATAATTAATTCAGCTTTTCTTAGAAGTTTAACAGCTTCTTCATTTGTTAATTTTAAAATTTCATTTGTTTCTATATTTTTTAAAACAATACAATGAATTGTTGTGACATCTTCAAGCAAACCATTAGTTTCTAAGTCAAATACATATTTCATAATTTTATTTTTATAATTTTTATAACGTTGCTACTGGGAATTGTTGTTACATTACTGACATCAGCTATGGCTCCATCATCATCAAAATTTAAATCAGCAGCCAATATATGTATTCCACCAGAATTTTTAATAAGCCATCCTGTTGAAACACAAATAGTTGGTTTAGATTTTACAGCAGAACCTAAGTGTTGCCAACCAGCGTCTGAATTTATATCAGACCACCAAAGCTGTACAAAATCAGCGTTTAATGTTTTCTTGTTCAGTTTTGGAAGTGTTATTTTCTTCGACATGTTTTTCTTCTTTGTTTTCTTTTTTACCAAATATTTCTAACCACCCTTGTTTGTAAGATTCATCTGGAATCATTTTTCCGTCTCTCATTTTTTTATCTACCATATTAATGTACCGTTATTATTTTAGTTTTTAATTGCCATGCATGATATGTTTGTTCACACAACTCAGCTATTGCATTATCAATAAAAGTTTTAATTTTTTCATTAGGAACTAATACTTGTATTTCCATATCAGGTTTTAATTGTGCTTTTATTAAATGTGCCATAACATACTCAGTCCAACTATATGCCATTTCTTCATTAGAAATCTTTTTGAGTTTCAGCTTGGACTTCATTTAATGTTCCTGTTTCTAAATCATAACGCAATGTGCAAGCACTTCCTGTCTCACCGCTGAAACGATTTTTAAGTATGTTAAGTTTTGCTAAATTATCTTCGGCTTTCAAATCTCTATTCATAGAAATAATCATATCAGCTAATTGTCCAATAGAAGCTGAGCCTCTAAGACTATTCATAGATACTTCAATGCCATCCTCATAGCCTTTATTTCCTTCTGGTCTTTTTAAATGTGATACTAATATTAAACCAATACCAGTTTCTTCAACCAAAGTTCTTAATTTAGAAACAAAATAATCTATAAGTTTACGTTCATCATTTGTTGTTTCATCACCGATAGCAGATAAAGCCATGTGTAAATGGTCTAAAACAACAAAATCAACAGAACAAGCTTTTGCTAAATATCTTATTTTAGACAATAAATTATCAGCAACGGTACTACCGAAGTGGTTATATAAATAAAACTTACCATTACCAACAGTATTTTTAAATGTTTCCTGCAATTGAGAATCGGTGATGCCTTCTCTAGTTAAGTGTAAAGGTTTTTTAAGTTTAACACCCATAATACCAAGTGCACTTCGTTTGATACTTTCCTCTAATGCAATATAACCAACAGTAAAATTTTGATTTAATAAATTTAATGCTAGATGTCTGCAAAAACTAGATTTACCAACACCAGTACCTGCCGTTAAAACTACTAATTCACCTTTTCTTAATCCATGTGTTTTTAAATTTAAACATTCAAAAGGATAATCAGCAGTAACATGGTTATCTACTTTTTGTATTTCTTCCCATAAATCAGAGCCAAGAATAATCCCATCTGGCCTATACGCCTTGCTTGCCCATATGCAATTTGTTAACTCAGCTGTTTTACCAGCAATTAACATTTCATTTGCATCTTTTAATGGTAATGTACAAATCTTAGCTTTATTAGGCGAAAATAATTTAGCACATTCTACAGCTGCTTCTTGTCCGTATTTATCTTGGTCAAACATTAACACAACAGATTCAAAACTTTCAAGCCATTCTAATTCTTTTTGAATATCTTTTTTTGCACCTGCTGCACCTGTTTTAATACTTACTACTGGGAATTTATTTTGATTAACTTTAGAAACTGAAAGTGCATCTATTTCACCTTCAGTAATAATAACCATTTTACCTTTGTCACGCCATAAATGTTGACCAAATAATGTTGCTTGTTTTGGGTCACCTAACCATTGAAAAGTTTTATCTGGGTATCTTAATTTTTGAGCTACTAATTTTTTATTTTTGTCATAGTAGTTGGCTATGTGGCATGGTCTTCCAAACCAAGAGCCTAATTGATAATTAAATTTTTGTACTGTATCATAATCAATTTTTCTTTTTGATAATTCTTTAACATCACCTGTTATAAAAGAAATATCATTGTCTGTTTGTGTTGGTTTCAAATCGTCTAATCCTCTCTTTGTTACTTTACATGAAAAACAATGTGTATGTCCATCATCATAAACTGAATTTGCATCACTAGAACCGCACTCATCACAATGTGTATGATATAAAAAAATACTTTCCTGTTTATTCATATAAATTCCTTAGTTAAAATTAACCTACTGGGCATAACGCCCAGCAGGCACAAACAAACTATCTCAACAATTCTTTTACATTGAAATGTGGAGATAAAGAGCTAGTCACATCTCTGTGACCAACAATCTCAACTTGATTGTATTCCGTCTTTAGTTTGTCAATCAGTTCTATAAGGGAACTATATTGTTTAAAGGTATAATTACAATCAGGTTGTCCATCAGCTGCTTTGCCACCAATAAGACAAATGCCAATAGAATTTTTATTAGATAAAGTAATTGTAGTATCAATATGTGCACCAGCAATTTGAATATCTCTACCATCTTGCACATCACCATTTCTGGTAATTACTTTATGAAAAGCACAAGAAAACAATCCTTCTTTTCTATGCTTAGTATCTAAATCTTTTACGTTAATATTTTGTTCAGGGGTAGTTTCTGAAGAATGAATAACAATATATTTTGTTTCTTTTCTTATATTGTTCATAACCACTCCTTTGGAATATGTTTATCAGCATATTTAAAACCATATTTATCACACCACATCCCATAAGTAGTATTTGATTTTTTACTTATCCTACTTTTTGAATTACTAAAAACAAATCTAATATCTAAATTAGGATGTTGTTCTTTAATCAATCTCATTTTTTGTCTGTCTTGAGTAGTAAACAAACCTTTAGTTTCAATAAATATTTTTTTATCTATTAAATAAAAATCAGGTGTGTATGTATGAGCTTTTTGTGGCTTAGTATATTGCAACTTAGTTTTTTCAAACTCATACATCACATTCTGTTTATCTAATTCAGAAGCAATCGCTTCTTCTAAACCAGACCTAAATCCGTAAGTTAAACCTACAGATTTAGAAGTCTGTGTTTTCTTGTACAGGCGTCTTTGTTGCCACTTCATCTTCAACTTCTGTTTCTGGTGCTACAAATCCACCTTCCACTTTATCAAAGCCATAGCCTTCTGCACTTCCAGCTCCGCCTTCAACAAGTTCTGTTATTTGAACTGCTCGTAATCTTAAAGATACGCCAGCTCCTGCCATTGCAGTGTACCAAGGAATTAACTCAGCACTAACTTTCATTTTACTGCCAGACCAAACGTTACCATTCATCATTGGTTTTCCAGCACTATCAAATATAGCAACTTTAAATGGTATTACTTTACCATCAGCTGCAATTACTTGTGCTTTTCTTTTGAATTTAAACTCAATGTTTCCAGTTTCTTTACCTTCAACAAGTTCATTTTCATATGGTGCACTAGCCATTTTAATTGCTTTTCCTTTATTTTTTTCTTTAGCAATCTCTAGGCTTTTTTTCATCTCATCATCAATCTGTTTCATTAATGATTGAGCATTTTCTGTACTAATGACAAGATTAACTTTATAATGTCCATCCTTATCAAATTTAGTATCAGGTTGTGTAAGCCAAGCGTATTTAGAAACACCTTCTGGACTTACTATTTTGACGTAACTATTCTTCGCCATTTTCTTTTTGCTCCTCTATTATAAAACCTTTTTGCATATCAGCAACCGCTGAATCAATAGGTCTTGTTCTATACTCTTCAAAGTATTCTTCGTTCATAAGTTTCCTTATTCTAGTATGGGTACTTTAATGCTTAGGCAAAAAAGAACTCACTATTTGTTAATTGTTGAATATCTAAATTACCTTTTTCAGGTACTTCAGGTATTTTCTCATGTAGTTCAACAGGTAATTGTTTAAGTACATCATTTCTAAAATTAGCTAATATGTCATGTTCAGTAAACATGGTAACAAAAGCTTCTCTTAAAGATTTGTTAAGCACTTCAACATCACCAGCAGTGGTACCAAAGCTGTCATGTACATTGCAGAAATTAGTAATACCATTTTTATATGCGATATTAACTGTTTCCATCATTGCAGCACTGTCAACACTGTGTACAACATTAGGTGCAACCCCATTGCCCATTCTTAGTTTGTCTGTTTTGTCTGTCTCTGTGTTAATTCTGGGTTTAATAACTTCACCCATTAACATTGCCTTAACCCTTTTTGATTTCATTTCAGGATAAGATTGATACACAGGAAAACCAACAGGCGTTACCCAATGCACTGGCAATTGTTCTTTAGCCACTACTCTTGCAATAGTCTGTAAATAATTCATACCAATTCTCGCTGATTTTAAATTATCACCAATACTATCCCAAATTACACTAGCTAAATAACTAGCTGGCCTGAAAACATCATCAGTAAATGGATGGTCTTCACCTTTGTCTTTTCTTTTAGTTAAATCTTCAACAACAAAATCAGTGCATGAATATCTTGTTGAACCATAACAAATAGTCATAATACTTCTTTTGGTAGTTGAACGTTTAATACCATAATCTAACCACTGTTTTGCATACAAGTTACCATCAGCAGCATCTACTTTTAATTTTTCAATTACAGCATCAGCAACTAATTGATAAATGTCTTGTGGTTTATCAGTAGGTATTAAATTAACTAACTTTCCAGCTTTTGCATCTCTAAGCATTAAAGAATAAATTTGAAGTCCATTACATGAACCATCAACGTTAACTGGAATTTGTGAAACAAATCCATAACCTTGTTCTTTAAATCTTTTCCACTCATCACAAAATGCAAGAAATTGAAAAGCATTAGAAGCTTCTTCCCATTGTCTATTTGACATAGGGTCATTAGCACAAGCAATAATCATTTGCTCGTTATCTTTTACCCATTGTTCTCTGTCTTCAAGAGATATTTTATCTTCACCATACATGTTGGCACCATGTACAGCAAGCCAAAATGCACCTTTGTTTTCTTCTGTTAAAGGTTTGCCGTGTGCAAAAGACAATAAAGCTTTAGCACCAGATATACTCTGATAATTTAAAAATGCAGGCACACAATAAGCTCTTCCTCTAAAATCTAATTGTAAAGGAAAATATAAAGTTGCATAATCTTTAAATTTATCAGCAAGCCACATAATTTTTGCGTACAATAAACGCTTAGAAAACATTCTAGCATTCTCTGTGTGTGCCATAACAGCCTGTTTCTTCCAAGCTTTACGACTTTCAACATTACTATCAATGTCATGTGGTTTGTTTGGTATTTCATAATTAGTAATAGGCGGCATACCACCAATTGCTAATCCTTTATCCCATGCTTCCTGCATAATTTTTAAAATAAACTTATTAATTTTAAAAGGCGTATTTTGCATAAGATTAACTGCATTATACACTTTTGGCATATCAAAATTCTCAAGTTCTTTTTTAAATAACTTGTTTTTTTGTTTAACCAAATCCAACTCAGGAAGTTCTTTAGTCCAATATCCGCCGCCAGTTACTGTTGACCACATTTTAGGTGGCATAACTGTAGGTAAATATTCAGGATTTAATAATTCGTTAAATTGATTACGATTATTAATCCAGTCTCTGGTTTTTTGTGTTTGTTTTATAATTTTAGCTTTTTTATGGTTAATGGTTTCGGTACCAATTTCAATCATACCAGTAGCCATAATCATAAGCTCAACTAATCTAAGACCAACATGCAATTTAACAGGCGTACTCCATTCTTCCCAACTAACTACACTACGTTTTGCACTCTCTTTTAGTTTTCTTCTTTTGTATGTGTAATTAAATGACCTTTTATCTAAATCACTTTTAACTGTATCATATAATTCAGGATTCAAAAATTTGAAATTCCTCAAAGCTATTTCAGTCTCAACTTTACCGCCAAGCGATATGCAAGTGGCAGTTAAAGGTTTATACTGTGTAATAGTATTAATGATATGTTTACCAGTAATCAAAGCAAGTATTTCAGGCTCAACTTCACACATTTTAGTAAACGCAATAGATGGTTTACCAATGGTTTGTTTTGATTGTTCTTCTACCCATTCAGCAATAGCCATTGCCAATGGTCTTATAGTGTTGGCAACCATGACTTTGCCATAACTGGTTACACTCTCTTCTTCACGTTCAATGTGTGAATGAAGTCTTTTATTTGTTCTATTCTTACCCAATGCAGCCATTTCTTTTTCATGTGCAAGCTCATCAGTATAAGTCGGCATACTCTCAATTAATTTAGCCAATGTTAACTCCTATATTTATCTTGGGTTAATATTATAATATCTACTATGGGAACCTTAATCAATTTACCACCATTTTGGTGTTTCAGTCTTCCAAGTAGCAATATCTTTTTTATCATGTTTATAATACATTCTATAAGCCTCTATTGGATTATCAGATTTGTATTCATCAGGCATAGCCATGGCAAAAGCAGTTAAGTCTTTACAATCATGCTCATAATCAGGTAAAGATTTAATAACGTCATATGATTTATGATTTATATGTTTACCATATCTAAGTTTATATTCTTCATTTAAATATTTAGACAAATCACGCAGCCAATTAAAATTAGCAACACTTTGAGATGCCCATATAGTACACGGATGTTTAGCGTGTGTTGGTTTATAAGGCACATCAATGCCTTTTTGAGACAACACAGTGCATAACATTTGAGCTGTTTCTAATATCATTTTTACAACATGTTTATCACAATGATATTTAGCACAAGTTTTAGGGTCTTTATCTAATATAAAAATATTCATAATTACTCCTTGTTAGATAGTTTATACGCAATTACTAAAATTACAATGCAAGTTAACATTATAAAAAGTTTTGTATCAACTGGTAATCCAGTTAAATACGCATTTATTGTATTCATGTATGCTCCTATTTTTTAAAGTAATTTTTAAAGTATTGACCCTGAATAATAAAAGGTTTTGTTTTATATTTAGTATCAATTTCTAACACACGCAATTTAAGCAAGTTATTAAGCTGCCTATTAATAGAACCAGCGTTAAACTGTGGGTATTTGTCTCTAAGTTTAGCCAATAAAGGTTTTTTCTTAAATGGCACATTCTCAAAAACAAATCTCATTATACATTGTTGAATATCAATTTTATCATCCTGTTTAATTACTTTATTAGGAAGAAATTGAATATCAGACAATTTATATTTAAGATTTAAAGCAGCCCATCTGGCAACAGATGTTGTTTCACTATAATTAGTGTAAACAAACTTAGCCTCTTCATAATCTAAAACTTTAATAACAATGTTTTTATATTTGTTAAAATCAGCTTCAGATACGCCAGCAGCAGCATAATCACAAACATTTACATTCCAGTAATTAGATAGTTTTTTATTTACTGTATCATAAAAAATTATATCTTTATCAGACAAAAAACGCCGTCTAGTCTCTATATTATCTATAAATGCACTTCTAACATAAAAATCAGTAGAACTCATGTATTTTACTCCTTGTTAAAATTAAATTGCCGTTTAGTCTTTTGATGCAACAAACTAGGCACACCAATGGCGTACCTAGTTTATACCACAATGTTGCTATTTGTTTTCTCTGGTGTCAATTGTCACGGTAACCATGACAGACCCACAAAAGCGGTGGTGGTGGTCTTCATTCAAATTATCCAAAAATTTTGCAAAATCTCTGGCTGTTATACCGTCATTGAATTTGAACTCATGCGTTGTAATTGTAAAAGGCTTATTGTTTTTGTCGTATTCATCACCTAAAACGTTAATTACTGCATTGTCTATATACATAATTATTGCTCCTGTTTGTTTGTTAATTAGCAATATAAATTGCCAAGTTGCTTATGCAACAGACACCGCCTTTGTGACGGTGTTTCGACTATTAAAAGTCTCATCAGTGTTGCTATTAGTGGCCAGCTTTAGAGTAACCAGCATTTAACTTAATACGCTCAGCAAGCCTGCTGTTTCTGAACTCAGCGTCTTTTTTTTCTTTTAGGATGTCATTAACAGCTATTACAGCGTTGCGGTGTCCTTGCTCCATTTGTAACAATTTTTCAGCAAACTGTTTTGAATTAACCCTCTTAGACTTTGCCAGCAAGTCTCCACCGTCAATTGCATTTAAGTGGGCTCCAGTGGTATTACCCCAAATATTATCTTGAATTACAAGGCCTGTACTAACTGAATTAAAAGCAATACAAGTATTATAAGACATATAAAACGTTGTATTTAAGCTTTCAATATAAATTGCTTTATTGTTATTGCCTCTGGCATAATTCCAGATTTTAATAGGTGTTTCGTTTGTCATAGTATTTAACTCCATTGTTTGTTTGTTATTGCGTATGCAATAGACACCGCCGTGAAGCGGTGTTTCGGCCTGTTAGGCCTCATCAGTATTGCTTAAATGTTATAATTGTAACGTTTATTTAAAATAAATAATAAACGATAATAACGTTTTAAATCACTCACACCGTAACAGTCACTATCAATTATACATGAATGTAATTGTTTATATTCTTTTAATATTTTTTTAAACATTGTTTTTACTCCTTTTTAGGGTTTCGCTGGGCTTGGTCTCGATTGTACCGCAAACGGTGGCTTTACATCATCAACAAAGGCCTTGCCGTCAATTGAATAATAAACGGCTAATTGTCCAGCCTCTAATGCGTATTTTTTTGCAATGTCAACTAATATGGACACCTTAGCACCGTTTATAGCTGTTTCATAAATTTTTATTGGCTCATCATAAACAACGCCGTCACTGTACCAAACGCCTTGGCCGTCTGTTATTGTACAGCCTGAAAAAACAGTTACAATTTCAGTTTTAAGACGTGCATGCAATGAAGTTAGTGCAACGCCGTCATTGTTATTAATAGGCATGTTTATTTTGCATATTATCATATTATAACCACCCTTCTTTGTTTGCTTTTCTAAGCATCTCAATTTTTTTGTTTTTGTCTGTTTCTTTTTGATAAGCATTAAAAAACGCTTGTTTTGCAGTATTGTCAATATATTGCTCTTTATGTCGTTGGGCGTACATATTTTGCACTGCTTTGTTAATTGTAGGCATTGTTATTGCTCCTATATTGTTTGTTTCGCTCTATGCTGTGAGCTCATCAGTCATATATGTAATATGAGACAAACAGCACCCGTAACAGCTAAAAGCCCGCTGGTGCGTTCTATGTGGGTTTTCCAGTCGCTTAGAAACTATCTCAAAGGTATTAAAACCTAAGGCGGTGGCACTAGATTTTTATATGTGTTTAAAGTCCGTAAAAATCAACAAAAATGAGACTTAAAAGCATAATACATATTTAAAACTAATATGCAACAGTTATTACAAAGAAATAAACAATACTATTCAATTACTTATTGTCTATTTAAATAATAAAAAAACAGGCATAACCATTAAAACCATAGTTATGACCATTAATTATTACTAATAGATAATAATAAATAAGATAATAACAAATAGTTAACCAAGGTAAGACCAGAGATAACCAGAGATAACCAGAGATAACCAGAATAATACAAGTATATCACTTATCATTATTACTTATATACTATACACATAGCTTAACACTGTTTACACTAATACGGGAACCTTAATATATATTGTATGTGTGCTGTGTGTATTATACCATATGTTGTATGCCTATATATTGTGTGTGTGCTTGTTTATATACCATATGTTGTATGTGTGTGCTGTGTGTATTCTATGCGTAGGCTAAAGGTAAAAAAACAGACAAGCTCAAACACACGCCAAAATAAAATAAACCCTATGTTTGCCCTGTGTGCCCTGCGTTATGCCTATAATATGCCTTAATGTTGCCCTTTATGTCCCTGTGTGCCTTCATTTTAGGCCACTTAAAGGGATGCCACGGGGGAAACCGCCCAGCCCG